AAGTATCTATTTTTGATCCTGCTTTATGCGAAATTTTATATACTTGGTTCGTTGATAAAGGCGGAAGTATATTAGACCCTTTTTCAGGCGGTAGTGTTAGGGGTATTGTAGCCCATTATTTAGGTTGGAAGTATGTCGGTATTGATGTAAGGAAAAGCCAAATAACAAGTAATAAGATTCAAGGGGAAAAGATTTTAGATAAAGATAATCAGCCTAAATGGATATTTGGCGATTCAAATAAGATTTTAGATACTATGATAGACGGCAAGGAAGCAAATCAATTAGAAGAATTTGATTTTGTTTTTAGTTGTCCGCCTTATGGTAATTTAGAAATATACTCCGACCAACCTGACGACATTTCAACGCTTGATTATCCTGCCTTTTTGGAAGTGTACGAATCAATCATAGCCAAAAGTTGTAAGTTATTAAAGCAAGGGGCTTTAGCTTGTTTTGTCGTTGGGGAATTTAGAGATAAAAGAGGTAATTATGTCGGTTTTGTTCCAGATACTATTAGGGCATTTACTAAATGCGGAATGAAATACTATAACGAAGCTATTTTATTAAATGCAATTGGTTCGGCTAGTGTTAGGGCTAATACTAATATGAAAAATAAAAAGCTAGTTAAAGTACATCAAAACATTTTAGTATTTAAGAAAGCATGACAATAAAAAAAGATTTATATATTTATAGGGTTCTTTATGGAACTAAACGAATTAAAAAGATTAGTTTAAATAAATTATTAAATCATTTAAATTTAGAAGTATTTACTAAAAGATTTTTTGTAAATAAGGAAGATGCAATTAAATTTATAAAAGAAAATGAACAAGAAAATAGAAAAGAAAAAAAATATAGAAAACCTTAAAAGATTAACTTTACTTAATATTTTATCTTCTAAAGGGGTTGTTTATAGATATTACAAATTTAATTATAAAAAAGGGAATCAATCATGCTTGAAACTATCATAGCCGTAGAAATCGCTTTATGGATTTTCTACTTATCAACTAATTAAATATCATTAATATTATATAAATCTTTAATTGGAATACTCCAACATTTAGGTCTATCTAAACCGAAGTCGGTTAAATATTTATCTTCTAATTTAGTTATAAATGGAAACCAACCATGAATCGTATAACTATGGTTGCCATCAAAAGTTACTAAAACATATTTAGCTTTTTTTTCGCTAGGTCTAATTATTAAAGTATTGTTATTTTTTCTTTCTTGGGTTCTTATTTCTATATCTTTACCAACATCAGCTTTATCGTATCGGCTATAAGTATCGGTATAACTACCATTAAAAAAAACATTTTTAGCTTTACAATAAGCAACTTCGCCCATAGCCCCTAAAATTCCTAAAGATAATGTTTTTTGTTCCGAACCTTTATAACCATGTCCGAACTTCTTTTTCATTTTAATATTTTCAATGTATCTTTTATTGGCTACTTGCGAAGCCATCTCTATTTCGTATGGTTCTAATTGAACAATCAAACTTCGTCACCCCAACAATCCCAACCTTTTACCTTTTGCCTAGCAAATAGTTCAATTCTAGGTAAATCTCCGCAAAGATTAACTATATTAGTTCTAACAATATCAGGTTTTCTTGAATGTTCTCTACGGCTATCAACAATTAATTGTTTAACATTCTTATAAAATCTTTTAGGTTTGCCTTTTGTAGCTAACAAACACATCTCAGGGTTACTTCTTGTCCAATAACCTAAACCCATAAAAAAATTATCGTTTGTTTTATTTTTCTTCGCCCATGTAAAGGCTACTGTTTTGTATTTGAATCCCCATTTTTTAAGTAACTTAAAAGATTTTTCCAAGAAAGGGTCAGTAACCCACATAAACAAACAACAATCCACATCAGCAATATCATTGATATTAAGAACCAATAAATCGCCAAATTCCATGCAAGAATAATGTTTGGTAGCATTACGGTCTTCACCTTTTTTAGAATAACTTTTAAAATACCAAGCTGGATCTGCATAAATTATTTTATACTTCTTCGAATCGTTTAATATCGGTTTTGACTGTTTTTTCATTTTCAAGCTCCTCTTGTTCTTTTTTTTGTTTTTCATATTTGTTTAATGTAGTTCCTGTATTAGAAAATTTTTTCCACCAACATTCAGCGCAATAATCTTTATTATTTTCAACAACATCAGCTTTGTTATCGCAATCACAACAGGTTCTCATATCTCCGTAAATGTTCATTATTCCCTTTAAAAACGAATCGTTTTATCATTCTTAAAATTACATTAATTATTTTTTTATTTCAAATTATTTGTATTGCTTTTAATCAATTTTTGTATAAAGATTCGAATCAATGCTAATAAAGATTGGGAAACAATGGAAACATAGAAAGAATGGGGGTTGCTTTACTGCTGATCATCTTTCTCCCTCTCAATTAACTAAAAGTCCAGACCAATGGTTTTATGACTATTGCGTTCTTGATGAAAAGGATAGGCGTAAGCGACCCCCTAATATGAAAATGATATTTGGCGGAATTATAGGAAAGGCTCTACAAGATATAATTGTCCACAAATTAACTATTAAAGAAGTTATGAATGGAAAAAAAACATGATAGAAAAATTAGCAAGTATGCAAACACAAATAAGAAACCAAGAAAAAACTATCAAAACACAAGACCAAAAGATAAGAGAAAGAGATGAAGAAATATTAAATTTAAAAAAAGAATTACAAAATCAAGAAAGAACAAAAGCTAAAAACCAAAGTTATTTAGAATTAAAAGTACAAAAAGAAGTTGACCAAATAAATGAAAACAAAAAAAGACAAAGGAAAGGGAAACATGACAACCAAACAAAGTAAAGAAGAAGATAAAAGTAAGGGTTCTTTTAAAGATAGAAGAAAAGAATGTATTGAAAAGTTAGATAGCGAAGTTAAGAAATTAGATTTTAAAGGTAAAAATTATCTTACAGTTGCTAGACGACATAATCATTTATTAAAATTTTTTCCAGAATCTAAAATTGACGAACAAGTTATATTTCAAGACGATACTAAAGTTATTTGTAAAAGTACGCTTTATATTGGCGATACACCTTATAGTGTTGGTCATGCCGAAGAAAGAAGAGACTCTAGTTTTGTTAATAAAACTTCCGCTTTAGAAAACGCAGCAACTTCAAGTTTAGGAAGATGTTTAGCAAGTTTTGGATTACATGGTACGGAATTTGCTTCTGCCGATGAATTGGCAAATGCTTTAACACAACAAAAAGGAAACAACCAAGATTCAATTGAAAAAGAAATAGAAAAACAAGGTACGGAAACTAAATTAAATACTTTGTATTCTAATTGGATAACTAAAAACGAAAAAATAGAAGAACTATTTAAAACTAAACAAGAAAGCATAAAAACCAACGGAGGAACAAATGCAAAATGGTAAATCTAAAGACTGGGTATTATTCCCATACGATGCAAGTAACGAAAAAGCTATTAAGATTGATTTTTCAGGAAATACTTTATTAGCTAATGGCGAAAAAGGAACTTTATTAGGTTCTAAAGGTACTTCAAAAGACGGCAATACTAAATTTATAAGAATATTCGCCCAAGTAGGAGTATTGTTTAAAGGAGATGACAATAAATTTACTGGAAATATAAACGCTCCAGAAATTGGTTCGTCTAAAAAGAACTTAATAGGTTGGCTTAACGATAAATCCGAAAAGCCCAATATTGCAGGTTATCAAAATGATCCGCAAGATAAACCACAACAAGAACAACAACCGAAAGATGATGCTTTGTCGTTTTAAGTGAAAGTATTCTTTTTAATTTTATATATAGTTAATGGTTCAAGTTCCGTTAGTTATGTAAAAATTCCTTTTGCTTATTCGTTAATACCGATTACTTGCGAAGAAGTTTTTTACGATAAAGTTAAATTTACTTTTATAGAAAATGATGGCTATTATGGATTTTATAAAGATAAAATTGTTTATGCTCATACTTGTATTGATGAACATGGAAATTACTATAATGGCTATGAAGAAAAATTAGATTGGGAATTAGGCTATGGCAAATAATGTAAAAGATATAAACCAAATAACTAAAGAATTAGAAAAACTTTTAAAACAAAAAGAGGAACAATACGGAAGTTTTGATGTTACAAGCTATTCTTTTAAAGGTGTTTTGGAAAGTATTTTATCGGCTTATAATGGTAGAGTTGTAGTTTGTCCGCCTAATATCTTTGGAGTTTGTATGATCTTTGTAAAGTTATGGCGTTCAATAACGAATCAAAAATATAAAAAAGATACTTATGATGATATTAGCGGATATAACGAATTAAATAGAAACCTTAAAATGAAAGAAAACAATGGGAAATAAAGTACCAATGACTCCAGTTATGTTAAGACTATTGAATTTTATTAAAAAATATGCCAAAAAGAACAAATATTATCCAACTTATCAAGAAATGGCTGATGGGTTAAATTATAAAAGTAAAAATTCGGTAACAGTCATTATCAATAAATTGGAAGCAAGAAACGATATAAAAAAGATAAAAGGTTACAGGAGGAATATAGAACTTAATGTTTAAAGTAGAAAAAAATTCACTCCAAGAATTAGTCGTAAATTTTAAAGAATTTTTTGTCGGAGCTACAATAGAAGAAGCAACAAAGAAAGCTCATGAACAAGAAAAACCTCAAGATGACGCAACTATAACAATAACTGACAGGCGTTTTCTTGGGTCTAATATAAAAATAGTCAGTGATAAAAAAGATGGCGATACTAGACCCCAAACAAATCAGGGATCTGAAAGTGAAGCAGGGAAAATGGGTACAAAGAATGAATAAACACAAACAAATGATTCGTTCTTACCAAAATAAATTACCTATTATTTCACAAAAGATTTTAGATTTGGAACAAAAACAAGAAAGTATTATTACTTAATTTACTTTCTACCGCTAAAGTTGTACAAGGGATAAGGGGATTCTACGCTCAAAAGAAAGGAAACATGATAATAATAGATAAAGAACAATTAACACTTGACGAAAAAGATTTTAATACAAAGTTAGGTAAAGCATTAAAAAATTTAAGAACTATAAGAAAGAAAACTCAAACACAAGTTGCCAGACAAATAGGGGTAACATTCCAGCAAATACAAAAATACGAAAAAGGTGCAAACGCTATTAGCGAATTTAAAGCTAGAAGAATTTGTACTTATTTAGGTAAAGATTATAATTTATTACAGGAGGAGTTTAATGTTTGTACCAGTTCAAGATAGAATAGATAAATTAATTCCAGACCCAATTGAAATAGATACATTTAATTATTTATCTAGTATTGCCGAAAAATTTATTATTAATGGACATGAAGCTCACAAAACAATTCCAGGTTTTGATAAATGCAAACCAGAAATAGAAACCTATAAAGTTTTTGATGGTATAGAAATTCCTGTTCATGGTTACGCAGATTTTAAAGGTGGCGTTATAATAGAAGATAAATGTAAATTTCCAAGAAGAGGTAAGATTAAAAAAGACGGAACTAGATCATGGTCAACTTCTAAACTACCTGATTCGATAATGCCAGATCACTTAATACAAACGGATTTTTACCATTATGCAACCGAACTACCTATTTATATTTGTTATATAAATGAAGAAACCTTTAAAGTCTTTCATGCCGACAATTGCGAACAACTACAACCTGAAAGCATTAAATCAAGGCTATCACAATTTTTGCAAAGATGTAAAGTAAGACAAAACCTTTTAAGTGTAAGCCAAGATGTAAATATTATAAAAAACTATATCCAACCTGACTTTGAAAATTTTAAATGGAAAAATGAATTAGACCCAGATTATTTAATCAAAGCTAGAAAGTTTTGGAGTAGCTAAAAATCCCATCAGGAAATTATTGTCGCAGCAAATCTAGAGTACCCTAAAAATAGAATCGTCTATTCTTTAATAAAACTTTTTTTTTCTAAAAATTTAAAAAACCTAATTTGATATAATAGGTTTATAAAAAAAATAAGGAGGGAAAATGTGTAACGAATGGAAACACCCAAGCTACTATAAAGAGTTAGCAAAGGTAAGAAAAGAGTTTGAAGAAGAAGAAAACTCTAAAACTAATAAAGAAGAAGAAAAGGGGGAAGAAGATGAATAAATTTGAAATAGCAGGAAATCCTACTATTGATAAATTAGCAAGTCAATTTGGGATTGTAATAGAATGTTATGTAAATGACATTTACGAAGTTTGGGTTTATAGAAGAAAGTCGGCAGACTTTGTTGTTCATAATCCTTTATATAAAGGTAAATGTACTTATATATCTATAAAAAGAAAAGATAAAAAAGCCATACATGATTGGCGACATTTTCAAGAAATTAAAAATGAATTAGTTGGAAAAGAAGTTGAAGCTATGGAAATGTATCCTGCTGAATCAAGGTTACATGATTCGGTCAATCAATATCATTTGTTTTGTTTGCCAAAGGGAACTTCATTAAAGTTTGGTTGGTTAGAAAGATGCGTTGATTATACGCCTAAAGAGGGCGGTTATAATAAGCCTGGTCAAAGAGGATTATAATTGTATTGGGCGGTTAGAAATAATCGCCCTACCAATTAAATTTAGAAGATTCGTTTTCAAAAGTTTTATCTTCGTCAGCTTTTCTCATACATTCATAGTGAGCATGACCTTTTGGGTAAAAAGAAACAAAAGAATCAGTATTAATAATATTAATTTTACAATATCTGCATTTGCCGACATTAATTATTGATTGTATTTTGTTCTTCTTGCCCACCATCTCCCCAGTTCAACTTAATGAACTACACCTAAACATTAAGAATTTCGTTTATAGGCTTTAGCACTTATTGTACTATTTTTTTAGACCTACTTTTACCTGCCTTTTTTCTTTTATTGACATAGTACCAGAGTCCTTTTTTAACTACTTTTCCATCTTTTCGTTTATGATAACCTTTTTTCATAATTATTTTTTCTTCTTGTTTTTTTTCTTTTTCTTTTTGTTCTTCATTGGTGGTCTTCCTCTTTTACTTCCGTAAGTTCCTTTTCCGTATGGCATAGTTATTTCCTTTTGTTTTTATGTTTATTATTACCCATATACCAATCTCCAGGTTCATAGTTCCATTTTTTACCATGATGACCTCTTAAATCAGCATACAGCATTCTAGCTTTCACTATGAATTTTAAAATACTTCTTACCACTTTTTGCAAGACCAGTATCTTGCGGTTAGTTTATTATTAGCCGTACTACATTTATGTCTGGCTCTAAAACTCTTTCGTCTTGCTGGATTAGATTTTTTAATAGTCATGTTTGCATCTCCGTATCTAATTAATCTTACGGTGCTTCCTGACTTTGCAAGAACAGCAAATTTCTTTGTTTTTGTTCTAGCTCTTTTAGGTTTATTATAACCTGAAAAACTTTCGCCTCTATAATTTATTGCCATTCCTTATAACCTTTTTCATCTTTAATTAATGCCATTCTTCTATCATCATTTTCAAAGGTTGTGTTTTTGGTACTTACATGAATCCAACCTGAATTTATATCCGAATCATTATAATATTCTAAAATTAACTGATCATAAGAATATTTTTCTTTGATGTATGTTGCAACTTCTTTATTATCAACTCCAGGTATCTCAAAGTCCACCGCTTCTCCTTGACAATGCTGACTTGTAGGCTTTGAGCCTATCATGGTAGCTAATTGTTCGCTTCTAAATCCGCTAGTAACTTTAATTGGTAATTTATAATGATTTCTTAAAGGTTGAAGTATTTTTTCGCAAAGGTTTTGTAGGTTATTTATTTGTTGTTCGTTAGGTGTATTATCAATATCATTTCGTAAAGCCGTTTGGCTTTGTGTTAATTCTTTTAATGTAAAATTATCTGTCAGGTTCATTGTTTTCAAAATATTTATAATCAAATTCAACAGCTTTCCAGCCGTCTTTTTTCTTTAGTTTGCTTCTTTTACCAAAATCCTCCGCTTCTTGTAAAGTAGTAAAAATTTGGTTTGTAAATATTCTTAATTTTTCTGTATTCTTATCGGTAATAACTACCAAATACATCATGCCTTAATTTTAGGTTTTTTAGGCGGTAAAAGTATCTGTTGGCAATCAAATTTAAGATAAATACCATATTGATTAATTTCTTCTCTTCCCATTTCTACTGTTTTGTCCATAGATTTTTTATATCCATCAACCATACAAGTATAAAAATCGTCATAAACCTTATCAAAGGTATGCGGTTCAAGGCACTGATTCGCCATAGAGGAACACATTACTATCGTTAATACTATACTCATTTATCTTCTTTTGGTTTTAATTTATCTTCTAGTTCTTTAATTTTTTTGTTAGCTTGTTCTAAATCGGTAGAAGTATGTTCTAACTTTTGTAAGCAACGCTTATTAGCAGCGTCTTTAGACTTACCAGCGTCTTGAAGTTCCGCTACTTCTTGTTTAAGTATTCTTACCTGATCTTTATATTCGTTTATTATCTCTAAACTTTCTGACATATAAAAAAATATTATTTTGGTTTTTTCATAATATCTGCACCTTTAAGTCCATAGATTGCAGAAACAACTCCGATAAACAGAGCTTGATACCAGAATGGCATATTATTAAAATACTCAAAAAACATTTCAACTTTTTTCATAATTTCTGGATCGTCAGAAAATATAGACCAAATAAGTAACATTACAGGTGCCGACACCAAAATTAAAACAAACTCATCTTTCCAGCCTTGCTGATTATTTTGCATAACAGCTTGTTTGTATTCAAGCTCACCTTTTGCCATTTTTTCCGCATGAGTAGTTTCTGCGTCAGCCATGAGCATTTTAGTTTTTTGTCGTTGCTTGTAAATATGCGAACCTGCATTTACAGCCAGTTTGATTGCACTTAACCACATAACTATCTCCTTTTTTTAAGATGTTTTAAAGTAAATTTTACTCTTTGTCGCCAAACAAAACCATATAATTTTCTTAATAAACATTCTAGCTTTACAAGTAAATATTCCATAATTAAACCTCATAAAATCCTTAATGTTTACAGTTATCACAAATACATAAATCACTATCATAATGGTGTAAATGTAATTCATCTTTACAATGACAATTACAATGACAATTTTTACATACTTTTTTTTTTCTTTTTTTCTTTGGTTTTTCTATAACTAAATTAGCTATTTTTTCGCATACATTATCTAACCAAGTTAAAAAACTTATTATGACTTTATCTAAAAACATATCAATCTAATATTAATGCTTTAATACTTTTTTCTCCCATATATATTTCAGTTTCTGCCATAGATTTTATACATTGATACTCTATTGATTTAGAAGCACCTCTGGAAGCCACCCTTTTACCTTTCAGACAATCGGACATAGAACTTTGAATACGATGCTCTTTTATTTCACCGTTTATTATTAACAATAAAGCAATAACAATTTCCTGCATTTAATAATTCTTTCCGTTTTCTCTAACTTTATCTTTTAATTTTTCTATATCGTTTAAGGCTTTATCTAATTGTTTTTCTATGTGAATAAGCATTACTTGATTATGTATATTCTTATCTAAAAGTTCTTGATGTTTTTCTATTGTTTCGTACAAATCCTCTAATAAAAGAAATTGCTCTTTATCAACTGTTGTTTGTTCACTAGCTTTTAATAAATCAGCATTCATCAATTCCCTTGATGTCTCTAGTGATGTAAGTCTAGCAGTTATTTCGGTGTAAGCGAAGATCCCCATAGAAATTGCTATTATGATTCCTATCATGTTCTTGACAGGCATAGCCACCGATGTGTTCTCATTAATCTTCATAGTCAACCATTAATAATTTTATACCTAATTTTTTTTGTTTTTTTGTAGGTGCTCTATATATTTTATATGAGCCTTTAGGTTTATTTTTTAAACATTTACCTTTTTTGTTTTTACGAAAAGTAATTGTCTTAATATCAATTAGTTCTACATTACCATTTTTGTCAACGATAACAATATCAAACGGACAACTTGGATCACAGCTTTTGGCGACATAATAGCCTTTTTTAGTAAGTTTAGCTATTGTTTCGTATTCGCCAACTGTACCTTTAATAGAAGTTTTTTTTTGTCGTTCAGAGATAAGTTTTTTATCTATTTGCAAAACAATTATTTAATAAAGTAATTATAACCACTTGTTATTGCTGTAGCTAATATAAGTAATAACCAAACAGCACCTTTCCCTTTATTAATATCGGCTCTTAATGAATAAGTTTCTTGTTTTAGTTCCCTAACTTCTTTAACTAAAAAATCTATTTTAACTTCTGTTGCCGATTTTTTTGCCATGTTATTCTTCTTTCTTACCTTGAAGCATTTGTAAGTATTCGTAAATAAATTGTCTTGTTTCGGAATCAGCGTTTGCCATAATAGTACCTAATTTTCCTAAATGTTGAATAACGCCATCAGCACCTTTGTTTCCTGTTATTTTAATTCCTTGTGCTAACCATTTAATAAAATTTGGGTTAGTCATTAATCCAGCTGTTACTCTTGCACTTCCTATAACTAAAGGAACGGATAATATAAAAGCAGGATTACCTGTAAATGCAGTTGCTCCTCCTCCAAATATTAAACCTTGTCCTACTAATCTATCTGCAGTTCCACTAGGATTAGCAAAAGTTTTACCACTTGCTCTAATATTATCTGCAATATTAACTACTTGTTGTAAATTTTTTTGAAATTCTTTTCCAAAAGGTGCACTTTTAAAAAGTGTTTTTTTAGCTTGATCTGATAATTTACTAAAATTAGTTAAAAAAGTTTCGGAAGAAAATCTTCCAGCTGTCATAACAGTATCGCCACCAAAAGTTTGTGCTGGTTGCATACGACCCATTCTTTCAAGAATATTAGATACTAAAATTTTATATGAATCGTTTGATGCTTCTTTATTTACTTTTGCTAAAGAATTTCTTACTGCATTTAATCTAGTCGCACCTTCTTTTCCTGAACTTAATAAACTCATTACAAGTTTATCAGGGTCAGTAATATTTACTATTGGTTGTAAATAATCTTCAATTCTTTGTAATCCTTTTTGGTAAAATTTATTAGCCGTATCTAATTGTTTTACAGCAGTATCACTTCCATATTTTTTAGCAGCAATTTTTAAATCTTCGCTTAATGCTTTATAAATTAATTTTAATTGTCCTTTTTCTACATCAGGAACTAAATCAAAAGAAGCCATTTTTTTACCTATTTTTTGTTTTATACTTTTAACTGCAGCATAAGGTAATTGTCCATTGACCATATCTTTTTGCAAATTACCAAACAAATCTTTTAAGAATGGACTTTTTAATTGATCACCTACATTTTTAGCACCTGGAATATCATCAACTAATGAACGAATAGTATTTAATGTGCTTCCTTTACCTTTAGATAAATCAATTAAAGCGTCTTTTTTTATAAATTTATCTATTTTGCCAAATAAAGTGTTAGCTTTTGCATTAAACATTCCTACAAAACTTTTTGGATTATTAAGTCCATCTAAAGAATTAATTAATGCTCTACCAACTATTGATTCGTCAGGAACAACTGGTTTTTTAATTAAATTTTTTGCCGTAGATAAAACTTTGTCGCCTAATTGTTTTTGTGCATTTCCAGCAACTGCTGCTATTTTTCCAGAACTTCCTGGAAAATTACCTAACAATAGTTCAACTGTTTGCAATCCTCTTTTTTGTGTAACTTGTCCTAAAGAAGGTGTTACTCCAGCGTCTATATAATCTTCTAATCTTTTTGCTGTTTCTACTCCTTTTTTTCCAAAACCTGTTATTGAACCTTTTAATGGTTTTAATATTAAAGGAACTACAGCTTGTCCAACAGAACCAAAAGCAAAATCGGTTCCTCTTTGTGCTGCCCATTCTTTATTAGTTCTTAATATTTCTGCACCGTACATTTGTCCAACTCTTTCAAATAATTCCGCACCTGCAGCCATTCCAACTCCAGAACCTACAACGGCACCAGCTGCAGTTCCAACAACAGGTACGGCACTTCCAGCAACAGCACCTTTTGCAGTTCCTATAATAGAACCAACCATTTCGGTAGCTTCTTTTCCTAAATCTATTGCGTCTGCAAGATTAGTTTTATTTTTATTATCTAATTGGTATCTATCGCCTTTTTCATCAGTAACGATAAAATTATTACCTTGTAAGGGTTCAACTTTAGTGTAAAATTTTTCAAGAGTTGCTACTTTAGAAGCCATGTTTGGTGCAGCTTCTACAAGAAATCTTATTTTATTAGGAACTTCGTTTAATTCTAGTAATTCTTTTTTTTGATCGCTAGGAAGTTGATTTACAAATTCTAGGGTTGTAGCCATAATTAACCTTTAATTTTAAATAATGAGCCATTCGGTAATCTAAAGAAATAAAACCCATCTTGGTAATCAGCTAATTTTGTACCTTTTGGCAATCTATTTATAACATCTTTCGTTTGACCTGGAGGTCCGTCAGGAACTTTATTATTTACAAATAATGGTCTTAAATCATTATCTACAAAAATATTTTCAATGTTTAATCCTCTATTTTCTGCAATTTTTTCATAACCAGTTCTTATATTATCAATTGAACCCTCAGAAGCATTATGAAATTCTATTGCAGCTTTTTTAAAGTTTTCTCTTTCTCTATCAGTTAATCTTTCACCTTTTCTTAACTTTTGCCATTTTTGAAATGCTTTTTCAAAACTAACTAAAGCAGAACCACCTGTTCCCTCAGCTACTTCAAATTCTGATTCCCTAACTACTGAATTAGGGTCTAGTGTTTTCATAAAAGCAAAAATTGCTGCTACATCTCCAGCTCCTGTGTTTTGCTCTAAAGAAGATAACATTTTTTTTAATTGTGTTGTAGATTCATTAAAATTTTCTATTTGTTTGTCATCATTGTAATTTTTAAAAAATTCATTTTCTTGGTCTTGAATATTCTTAAATGCTTCTTTTATATCTTTTTTCTTTTGTAGTTTATTCTTATTAGATAATTCTATTGATTTTAGTCTTTCGTTTAAAATACCTGTAACGGCAACTTTTGGAAATGCTTCTGCAATTTCTTTATATGGACTGTCATCAGGTAAATTATCAAAAAAATTTCTTTGTTTATCAGCTAATTCTCTTGCCTTTTTATTTTCAGCCATTTTATTTTTCATTTCTTCCATTTGCATAAATTGACTTTGTAATTGTCCTGTTTGTTGTAAAGCAGGTGCAAAAGAACTAAATGGGTCTTTACCTTGTATTCCTTGTCCAATCATATTTGCCCCAAGAATTAAATTAGGATTAATATTATTAAAGCTACCAAAGAAACCTTTATTGTTATTACTTAACAATCCATTATTAGGTGCATTATTTCTAACAATACCATCTGGGGCTACGGAATTACTTCCCATAGTTTTATTCATTAAATTTTGTCTAAAAAGTCGTTCAAAAAAGTTCATGTTATATCAATCCTCTTGTTTTCAAATAGTCTATATTATAAGGGTTATTGGCTAAATTAGTAGCCGTAAAACCGCCATAGGGGGCTTGAGAATAGCCAAATTGACTAGATAGGGGGGTTAGTGTCATATTAAGATTAGCTTTAGCCTGATCGTATGCTTTTTGCACATCAGATACATTTTGGGATTGCATATTGTTAAAATAGTTATTTACCATAGAATTTTGCGGAGTTGTATTTCCTATAAGATTTGCAGCTAAAGGAGTTAATTGATTTATTGCATCTCTTTCATCTCCTCCTACATTACCTGTTAAGTAATTACCATCATATTTAAAATCTCCAGAACCATCTGGGTTATATTTTATTGTTTTACCTGTATAACCTAAAACGCCTAACGCTTTATTATTTTTATAAGTATCGGTAACTCCTCTTATCATAGTTCCTACAATACCACCAGATTTTACAACTGTACTTAAAGGATTTTCTGACATATCTTTTGAAAAAGTTGTAGCGTTTTCGTCTATTGAAGAAGTATATTTACTATATTTTGTTTGATCTTTAATGTTGTTAAAAGCTAAATCCAAATTTTCCATAACAAAATCTGTTTCTATATCCGATAATTTACTACCTTTTAAATCGGAATTAGATAAGGCTTGTAATTGATTTAAAGTATTTATTTTATCTTTATCGCTAACATCAGGGGAATCTAAAAATGCACCTAAATTAGCTGTTTGATATTGTTCCGTATTAATAATTCCTGGAGTTTGTTCAATATCAACTAAACCTGTATCTTTGTTATAAGTAGCGTTTGTAATTTCTCCTAATCCGTAACCTGCGTCTATTCCCACATCTCCAGAATAAGCGTCTGTTTCGTAATCAAAATTATTAGAAACTACTCCAGGTGGTAGAACAGGATCAGGATATTCAAAAGGTTTATTGTCATTATCATTTCCAAAATTTGTATTTACTGGAGTTTCGTTAAAATCATTATAACTTTGTGTATTTTCCCAACCACCATCACCATAGTTATCATTATTATTATTATTGTTATTATCTCCACCGCCAAATCCATCATTAGCATCAGCTCCACCACCGCCAAATCCATCACTAGCATCTCCCCAACCATCAAAACTTAATATTCCAGAAGCACCTACATTTGGTTGATTATTCATTAATGAACCATGTAAATTAGCTTCTAGTAATAAACCTTTTTCGGCTTCGGTTATGTATGATAATTCAGTAGGAGGACTGTTTTCAGAAGATTGCCAAAATTTAGGGGCTGTAACTTCTGGAGTTTTACCTAAATAATTTCTTACGCCACCTTGCATTTCAAAGTTTTTATTTAGTAACATTATTATTTCCTTACAAGATTATTGAAACAACAAATAATATACCAAGAATAAAAATATATTTAGATGTGTTGTTATCTATATCTGTTTTTAGATTATAAATTATTTTATTTATTTTATTCATTATAGTAGTCCTCCTAAAAAGCCTAATCCACCACCTATTAATGCACCTGGTGCACCAAACATTGAACCCATCATAGCTCCACCAGCTGCGGTTGTTAATGGATTGGCTCTAGTATTTACCGATTGTTGGGTTACAGGAAATCCTGCTGCAATTGGCGAAACTAAACCTGCGTATTGTTGTAAAGATTGATAAGGTGCTAAATTTTGTTGTCTAGTTAAATTTTCTAATTGTGCACCTGTTTGTGTTAAAGTTGGAGCATTTGCTGCGATTGAAAGTTGTCTATTTCTTTCTTGTCCATATTCGCCAAACGCTAAAGGTAGAGCTGCTTGTGCAACTTGTGAAGTAATTTGTTGTTGCGACATTGGACTACCTGGAGTTCTTCCTGCTGCACTAAATTGAGAATTTACATTTGTTGCAATATCGGAAGCTGTTTTTTGTAATAAAGGGGAAAGAAAAGGATTTAAATATTGTCCACCAAGCGTTGCTGCAAGTTGTTGATTGGCTGCGTTAGCCATTGTTTCTTGTTGTGCTAAACCTGTTAAAGTTTGTTGTGTCGGTGCAACATAGCCTGACGCTTTTACGCCTTGATTGTATAAATTACCTGATTCACTAATTATTTGATTTAAAGCTGGTTCAGCTGGTGCGTATGGTTGAACACCTGTATTTTGAACTGAATTACCGCCTGAACTTCCACCACCAAAACTCATATTTTATCCTCTTGTTTAATTTGTTTTTCTAAAACAACATGGGTTCTTTTATACCCAAAATTATTTAAAACTTTTTGCCAACCAGGTCTTGCAATCAGCTCTAGCATTTTGCAATCTTCTTGTTTAGCAAATTCTTCAATATCTTTAACAAGATACTGCCATTTTTGTCTTTGCCTACCTGTCATAATATAAATATGACAAACTTTCCCTAGTTTTCTTTGTATTATTTCGGTTACTACAACGCCAAAATATTTGTCTATTGTTTTGTCTTTGTCTTTATCCCAAAGTACCCAAACTTGAAATTTGTCTTGTTTGGCAACTTCTAAAACAAAATCCGAATCAGTTAGTTGGTTAGAATAAGCTAAAGCGTCTTTAATATCTTTTTCAATTAAACTCCAAACTTTGTCTAATTGTTCGCTAGGTATTCTAACTAATTTCATAAATACTATATAAAATGCTTAAATACAATAATTTAAGCACTTTTCTCATCAAAAATTTCTAATAATGAAGTCGTAACCATTAATCTATTTGCATTTCCAGCGGTTACTTGCAGAACTTCGTTTTCCGTCATTACTAAAGGTTTTGATAATAATTCTAAAGTTTCATAAGCCGAAACTGTTTTGTTCGTATAAATATTAAATGGATTTCCACCAGAAGCTGGATTTCCGTCATATAAAATTACAGTTATTGTAGTAGCATTATTGCTTTTTTCATTAGCGGAGAGTGATTTTAAAATAGCCGTTCTACCACTAGGAACTGTATATAATGTTGTAGCTGAATTAGTTGTTAAATTTAATTTTTGGTTCTTGTAAGAATTAGCCATGATTATCTAGCTGTACATGGTACATTGTTTGAACCTACTAATGGAGCTTCTGCAAATGCCATGTAGATAAAATTTTGACCATTTCCTTGACCATCTCCATCTCTATATTTAAAACCATTAGACAATAAATCCATTCTTGAAGTTGTACTTTCAGCACTATTACTTTCTGCAAATAATCTGTGGTTATTATAATTAAAACCATCTCTTTTATTATCTTGCATATGCCATGATTGTCCAGAGCCATCATATCTTTTTGTTATTACAAAAGCAGGTTTAAATCCAAGATAGACGAACACACCATCTGCATTTCCATTACCAGTATAAGAACCAAATTTGCTATAACCAGTTTTCTCTGCGAAGCAGTAAGCTATACAATTATCATTAGTGTCAAATTCGTCTGATTTTACTGTAAAAACTTGATTAGTTGGAGATGTACTATTCATGTAAGTGCTAGATGCTTCGCCACTACTAGAATTTAATACTAATCTTTTACTAATAGCTACTTTATGATGGTGAACATCCCAGTTATAAGAAGAATCTAAACTACGCATTATTATAACTTGAGGAACAACACCTAATCCATGTCCAAAAGTATTTGTTGTGTAACTTTGATTATTTACAAATTTTACAATACTAAATCCTGCTGTTGTATTTACTGAAACAGTTGAACTTTGACTTCCATCAGTATTTGATGAACCTGCACCACCTGCTTTCCAGTTCCAGGATACCATTCCTTGACCATTACCATTTGAAGAACCATTAGTACCTAAACTAAATCCATCACTATCAAAAGATTTAATTCCCTCAGTAGTATCTGTTGCTGCACCAGAAGTATTAGAACGCAGTAAAGCATCAGTAGAAAATCCTCTGAGAACATCAAATAAATTATGGTCATCTGTATTTGCTCTATTTTTAATCCAAGTAAAATCTGGTTGATGACCAACACCTTGCACAGATAAATTTGCACCTGTTCCTGTCCAAAGTTTAGTATTAAAATAATCTGTAGATTTATTAATTGTTGTATAAGCCATTTATATTTTCTCCTTATTCATTTAAATTCTTTGTACACAAAGCTAAAAAGTTTGTTGGTGGTTGATATTTAAATATACCTTGACCATTACTGTATTGATAGGTCGTTCCTGTAAGTTGCGTAGAATGAAAACTTCCATTTCCAAAATTTGCATAAATATTATAATTATCTTTAGAAGAAACTCCAAAACCTACAGCACCACCATATAAAGATGAAGATGTATCAATGCCATATTGACCACTTGATGGATTTTGAACATAACTACTTATCGTTAAATATGTGCCATTAACATGAAAATATGCTTTGTTGTTATCTATATCTAATGCACAACCTATTACATCTCCATTATCCCAATCATGTAATCCTGTATGTAAATTTGAATTTCCATTTCCTACTATAGTTCCACCACCATAATAACCCATACCACAATTACCAGTACCAGACATACCAAGATACTTATGAGATGAAGTAAGAAAACTATTATCTATATCCATAAATCCCATAAATCCTTTTGTGCCATCATCAAAAGTACTTTGAATTTCAAAATACCATTTACCAGAATTAGGTGCTATTGTACTTACACTTGTGCCATAAGAATTATTATCGCATTTATAAGTATTATTTCCACTTGCGTAAGTTTCTGTTCCTTGTGTTTTAAATAAAGGATTTAATGTAGCAAAAACATTACTTGGACAATCTTCTGTTTTTGTAAGTGTACCTGCACCAACTGTAAAGTTATTACTATTACCAGATTGGTCTGTACCAGAATTACCATCTTTTAAAATAAAGAAACCATTAGTTCCATAAGTTACACTAGGAGAAGTATTTATTTTCCATTCGCCAGTTGTGCTATCTGTTGAACCAAATGCTGATGGTGTGTAAGCTGTACCATCTATAAAATGAACATGGCTCATAGAACCATTAAAAAAATTAGCACCATTATTATTTCCAACTTTATTTGAATAAGAGGTACTATTTATATACTGAACATCAAAATTTTGTGTTGGATATTGACTAGCATCAAATGAAGTTTCTTCTGTTCCATTTACATAAATTTTCATTCTATTAGATGCTGTTGCTTGTGTAGTATCTAATACCATTACTATATGATACCATGCGTTGACATCTCTAAATAATCTATTTGTTCTTAAATAATAGTTTGTTGAACCATTATAATATTCCATTTGTAATTTAGAGGAGTTTGTAAAATATAATGAAAATAAAGCAGAACCACTTGAACCTGTAGAAAAAAATGCGTTACTTGTAGTTATTCCTAATTTTATCCAAGCTGAAAAAGTCATTATTCTTTGACTTCCATTACTACTAGGTGTTCTTGTTAAATATGTACTAGCCATTAGTTAAATTGTCCTCCACCTGTTGCACCGAAGCTAGAAGTTAAGCTAAAATCTCTAGTTACAAATTGACCTTCAGCATCTGTAATTTTAAGTGTAAAATTATATGTAGTTGGTGTAGTAGAACTACCACCAAAATCTGATGTAGTTATTACCCCATTTGAAGCTAAACTGCAATTGGCTTGACTACCGCCATTACCAACTAAAACACTTGTTGTTTCTGTAAATGTAATTGAACTATCTGATGTTCCTTGAACTGTAAATACAGTTCCTGAAAAATTTCCAGCAACCGAACCTAATGAGCCTGCTGCCGTTGTAAAACTTGGAGCTGTTGAAGCCGTAATAATATTATTTGTACTTCGTCCAGCAAGTCCGTTTGGATTTTCAACTCTAACATAATAGTTACCACTAGCCAAAGTTACATTTACCGAAAGTGTCGTTGCGTTTGTAAATGAAACTGTATTAGAATTTGTAATAGCACCTGTTGAACCATTAACAAATTCAACAGAGGGTATTGAAACAAATCCAGTTCCTGTAATACTAATTGTAGTAGCCGTAGCAGGTGCGATTGTTTGCGATACATTGGCAACTGTTGGTTTTGTTTCAACAGCGTCTATCCAAGATAATTGATTCGTACCACTACCATTGGTAGCTAAAACTTGACCATTGGTTCCTGTGTTTTGAGGTAAGATTAAAGTATATGATTGTGCTGCGGAATGAGGTGGAGCTTTTATAGAAACTCCATGAGAATTTTGACTACAATTTAATGTTAATTTAGCGTCAGCACTTGAACCATCGCCTTTAACAACTAAAGTTGGACCTGGTACTGTTTGTTCAGTTCCAGAAACTATATTTCCAAGATTCCTTGCTTTTGACATTTTTTAATTTTTTCCTTGTTTATTATATGGCTAGATATTTCTACCTAGCCAAATAAATTATAATACTATTGTATTAGCTTCATCTTCAGTTAATGCCTCACCTGCCATCAATTTAGCTTTAGCACTAGTTTTTAAATCTTCTGTTGATGGTGTATTAGCCTCTGTTTCATTGGCTACTGTCTCATAACTTTCAATTTGTTCAGAAGTTGGTTGAACAATATCTAAATTCCATTTAGAAATATATGCACCATTTCCATCGCTGTCATCTGCTAATCTAACATCTGAAAGAAAATCAACATTACTAACACCATTAGCTTTGCAGTATTCTTTTATTTTTGTATTTAATTGAGCCATTTTATTTTTCTCCTATATTAATTAATCAGCTAATCTGTAGCCACCAAAGTAGCAACAGCTAAAATCTCCGATAAGTTCTCTAGTACCACTATCGTTATGATATGCTCTTATGTATAATTTATCTCCTGCTGTTAATTGATAAACAGTTGTAGCAAAGTTTGATATATAAGCATCTCCACTATGAGTATTTTCAGCAGTAATTATAGCTTGTCCAGTAGCACCACCAAAAATATCTCTATTCAGTTGCCAGTAAAATCTATTACCAGAAAAATTATTTTTTCTTAAATGACAATACATAAAATATTTTCCACCTTTACCACTTGGAATAGTATATTTATAAGTTGAAGAATTATCATAACCATTATCACTATCGTATTGTTCTGCAGTAAAAGGTATAGTAGTTTCAGTTGTACTAGCTAAACCAAAGGCAGTTGTTCTATAAACATGCCACATTGGTGTAAAGTCTGCACCAACAGCTTCCCAAACTGGATTTTGACCAGAACCTTTTGTAACTAACGCATGACCAGAAGTTCCTGAACCTAATCTTTGTAATCCACTTCCATCTCTGTAAAGTATATCACCTTGTGTTGTTAAAGTTGTTCCGACATCAGTACCATTAGTTCCTGCCTGAGCCATTACCGACCAATAAGTTCCATTACTTACTGCGTTTCCTGTTGACGCTAAAATACAAACATAACTAGAACCGCCAGATGAAACCACATCATCTACTGCATAAGCTGTACTGTTGTTGTAAGCTCCTTTCCAGTTAAATTTGATAGCACCTAGATTAATTGTTGCCATGTTTGTTTCCTTATATTGTTGCTATTAATTCGCCATTACTAATACTGAAAGTGAAACCACTTGCAGCAAAAAGACAATCATCAAAAGAGGCGAAAGTTGAACTTGAGATATTGTCTGCCCCTTGATTAGTTGTTGTAACTATCAATTGGCTATTATTATTTTTACTAAAACCATAAACTTCAGCTGAACTAGCATTACCATATTCTAGCCCATTAGCTCCAGAATTAACTTTAATTACCTGTCCTGCAGAACCTATTGAAGTTAAACCTGTTCCGCCTTTTGTTGTAGGAACAGTAGGCAATCTTGCAGAATTTATAGTTCCAGCTGTTATATTAGAAGCATTTATAGACGCAACATTAAAAGTTCCGTATGCTACTATTGAAATTATATCATTTAAAGTTGCACCAGAAGCTAATACAATACTTGATCCTGAAGTTACAGTTACATCTGTTCCATTGACCAATTTTGCTCCATTCAAATAGACATCTATAAATCCTGCATCGTAAGCCAGAGTGTTTCCGCTATCGTCTGCACCTGTAAAAGTAGTTTGGTTAGCCGAAGCCGTATATTTAAATCTGGCAGCCGTACCATTTACAGTAGAACCTGCTGCAGCCCACCCACTTGATTTATAAACTTTTAATTCGTTTGCTGTGGTGTCAAAATAAAGATCTCCTACATTTAAAGAAGAAGTCGGAGCTGAACTTGAAATTCTATATACTTCGGCAAAATTATTTATTGAACTTAAATTATTTGCAGCCGTTGTTACATTTGCAGAATTAGAAGCTAAAGTATTTAATCCACTAATCGCAGCCAAAGTATTCATGTCGGATACTGTTTGTGAAGTACCTAAAGTATTCATATCCGAAACGGCATCTGAAGTTCCTAGTAATCCTATTTGTGTTGATTTAGCAGCAACAGTTGAAACTTCCGTTGCTTTTGGTACTAATCTATGAAAATTGTAAGTATGTTGTGTAGTTGTAGATTCAACTAATATTCCAAATCCTGAAGCTAAAACTGTATTAGCACCACAACCATTTAAAGTTACTGTAGAATTACCAACTGTACCATTAGGAATAGAAACAACACCTGAACCATTGGCTGTATAGGCTTGTGATAATGCTTCAACACTAACAATAGTTCCTACGCCATTATTTACATCTGGATTTGTATTTGGAAAACTTGTTTCGTTTGCTATTGGAACAAAACCGCCAACATCATCAACAAGGTCAATAACTCTTGCATCAATCGCTGCTGTTGTTGCTATAAAATCATCCGAAGCCGACCAAGTTTGTCCTGAATTTATTAATTCCGAAGTATCTTTATTTAAAAATCTAGTGTTCGCTGCAGAAGTTGTGTAAAAAGTATTATCGTCTGGAGTATGTCCAGACTGTTCTGAATTTGTAACTATTGTTGCGTCAGAAATTTTTGCCATAGTAACGGCATTATCTGAAATATGAGCTGTATCAATTGAACCATCTACTAAATGTTCTGAATCAATACTATCGTCAGCTATTTTAGAACCATTAACAGCATCTGCCCCTATTTTAGAATTAGTAACCGCTCCAGAATTTATTTTAGCTTCGGTTACGGCATTAGCATTAAGTTGAGCTGATTGAACTGCGTTGTCAGCAATTTTATCATTATTAACTGCATCATTTGCAATTTTTGCAGTTGTTACCGAACCATCGGCAAAGTTACCAGAACCTATTACCCCTAAAGGTATAGAATTATTTGTAGCCGTTAATCCTGATAAATAAATTTCTAAATCTGTATCGCTTGATAAATTTCCACTATCCCAAGTAACATTGACTGTCGTTACATTACTTGAATAAGCCGAAGAACTTATAGTTCCAAATTTTGTTCCTGTGTTTGTTCCAGTTGCTTTTATTCTTCTATTCGCATGATAGTAAGAAGTTAAATCGTTTCCTGTTGATGTAATAGTAAATTGTGTATTGCTTACATAGGCTGGAGTGTATGCCCCACTTCCGTCACCATAGATTACCCATTGGCTATCATTATACCAATCTCTAGTGTTCTTCATTAGAGCTCTTATGGCATTATTTAAATTTGAGGGTAACATTCCCTCCGCAACACTAATAGTATTTAAGCTAGTGTTGTTTGCTTGGACTGTTGAATAATCTTTTATTCCTGACATTTAATCTCCTATAAACCATGCAAACACTTTATTATTTTCTGTGTTTTTTTGGTTGATTAATACATTGACTGCTTCTTCTACTTGTCTTTGAAAAAATTCTTGTGAATCTAAACTATATCTAACATTGTCTATATCAAATTTATCACTCATCTGCTACCACTCCTTGAAGCAACTAAATCAACTCCTTGTGCATGGCTCCAGACTGTTCCACTTGGTATTTTTACATTAACTCTAACATATCTACCTGATTGCCTAACAGGAACAACACCGCTAGTTACCATTGAACTATAAGTTGAAGTTGTTTTAGTGTCGGCTAATCTTTCTCTAGTTGTTATGGCAACAGAAGAAACTGCGTCAACAATTGGTCTGACTTCGGTTATATCCGACCTTAAACCTGGAAACAACTCTAATTCTTTAGTTTCTAATTCTACTTCGCCAGAATCTCCAGAAAAGATTGCAGCCTTATAATTATTATCTATTGCACCTAAATACAATTGTCCGCCTTGCCAAAATGCAGTATCTAAAGAAATATTAATATTTTCTAGGTTTGCCGATATTAAGTCCATTAATTCAACTGTGTAAGCACCCACATATTGCGTAAAAATTGTAGAAGCATTGGCATTAGATATAGACCATTTTTCGGTAACATAATTATAAATAATTAATTTATCGCAAACTCCAGTTGTGTTTGTTGTATCACTTGAAGATGGATATAACCAAATAGCTAATTGATTAAATGGGTCAACCGCAGCTACTATTCTATCTGTAAATGCTTTGTTTAAATCTTTATCAAAAAATCTATTAACTTTTTCAGCCCCAATAGGTTTTATTTGATCTCCGTTAATTTCAAAAAATCCATCGTCAGCATAAAAGAAAGCTCTTCTATTATCTTGGCAAACTGTTTTTCCATAAGTAGCACCCCTGTTAGGCGATATAACAGAAAATCTGAATACTGTTGCACCACCAACATAATCCATTCTTACTATTTCGTTTTGTCTAAAAATATATCCATATTCCCCAGAAGTTATAGCTACTACTTGTCCTCCAGAACCAGGTAAATCTTGAAAATCTGCTTGTTTAGTTCCAGGTGTCCATGAAGTAATATCATTTAATCCTGACCATTGAACTCTATTTTTATTGTTTGTTTGATTACCTGTAACTAAAAAATCTCTAATAACACCTGAAACTCTAAAAGTAGGTGGAGTTCCAGAAGTAGATATTGTTGAAAGATTAGCAAAATTAGTAGAAGTACCCATTTGATAATATTGTGGTGGATTAACACCATTACTAATAATTATGTAATCGCCAAATTGTGTAAAAGTAAAAAAATCTGTATCACCACCTGTTAATGGTGTTCCGCCAACAAAATTAGTAGTTGCTAATCTAGTAGTGTCCGAAGATACATTGGTTAAATTATCTCTACCAATGGCAGCTCTAGTTACTGTAACAATATTATTTGAAACTGTTGCCGAAAAATCTGCATGACCATTTATAGTAGTTTTTAAATTTGTAGCGGTAGTATCGTTATTTGTTTGTACTTGAAATTCGTTAGCAGATGGACTTCCAGTTGAAGAAGTAAATACAACTGTTGTTCCATCATTTTTTTTTAAAGTTATAGTTTTTCCAGCTCCAATATTTGCATAATCGGTAACTGTAATTGTGCAAGTAGCAAAAGAATTACTTAATAATTTTCCACCTGCCCCTCTATCTATAAAACTTCCAGAAGTTAATTGATAAATTGTATCTTTAGTAGCAGCAAAGTTAAACGCTAGGTTTTCAGTTGATCTAAAAGAACCTGCCCCTTTACTATCTTTACCAATATTTGCTAATCCGCCACCTGCGGTACTTGAATAAGAAATTAAAGACGGAAAAGGTTTATAAGAATTGACGGCATAATATACATTAGTTGCAACTGTGGCTCCAGGATTTAGATGTGGTGGTTGATCAGGTAACCATTCGCCAAAAGGTATTTGCATTTAATTTTCCTAACTATTGTTATTAATAACTTTATTGTTGGGTTGAAAAGCAGCTTCAACGGAAGTATCAGATCTAATTTGTAGGGGCGAACCACTATATTGATCTTCTCTATCGTTTCTTTCAACTCTTTCTAAAGCCGTTACATAATTTTGTTGCCATGCTTGTACTTTTTGTGGTTCAACGCCACCTAAAAATTGTGCAGCATGATATAACGAACCATATAAATATATTTGTGGGTGATTCGTTAATATATAATTTGAAGTATTTGAATCCGATAAAGGATCAAAAGTTTTATAAAAATTTATTGTAGCTGTGTATGTAGAATCAGGTTTAGAAGCAAATCTAAATTTATCGCCAAGTATTGTATAAACACTAGGCATACCTGTAGAAGAAGAACCTCTTATTTCGTCCATTTGTGGTGGAGTCATATACCTTAAAGCATATTTAGTTCCGCCACTTAAAATAAAAAAATCCCTTACTTGTAAAAATCCAGTAGGTACTGTTTCTTCTTCGGAATCAATTGTAAATGAGGTTGAAGTAGAAATCATTTTACCAATTCTTAATTTAGAATTGTAATCCGCTTCTACTAATTTAATAAAGTCGTCAGATATTTCGGTTGTTAAATCACTTCTATTTAACCAATTAGCAATAGAAGTTTTTAATTCTGCGTAAGTAGATAAAGCCATTATATTCTTCCCTCAGCAGTTCTAAAATATTTAAATTCGTTACTATTTAATTTTTTTTTCATAATATCCTTTTGAACTTCTTTAGGTAAAGCCCACCAATTATTAGTTCCATTATATTCATTAGCCCAAACTTGCAAAGCTAAAATAGGTATAGAAGCAACTCTTTTTAAATCTTTAGACTTTGAATAACCATCGTCTTTATTTAATAGTTCTTTATTATGTTTTAAATGTGAATCTATATTTAGTTCTTCTTTTAAAACAATTTTTTGTTCGGTTTCGTCTAGGTTAAAAGTTTCTTTTTTTAATCCATCTACAAAAACATCTTTTCTCATCTGCCTTGACCTTTATACCTTGTTAGTTTTTTTTGTCTTTTTTCAGATTTGTTCAATGATTTTTTATGTTTGCCAGGTCTTTTTCTTGGTTTAGGTCTGGGTACATAATGAACAAACTTCTGTCTTGCCACTACGCACTCATTTCAGTTACGAACAAATCTCCGCTAGTACTTGTATTTCTAATCGCAGCTATTTTTTCACCTGGCGAAACTTTAATAATTTCATAATCTCCAGCATGAAGATAGGCATCACTTGTTGTAGCAGTTGGTGCTGAAGAAGCATTACCGCCAATAACATAATGACAACTATGTGTAGTTGCTATTCTTACATATTCAGTTTGCGTTCCAAAAACATTTGAAGAAGCAACAGATGAACCTGTAAATGAAACTTTTTGTGTAGTTCCAGGTCTTAAAGCATAATTATAACTCATTTTTTTTTACTCCGTTAGGGTTAAGGGGGAAATACCGCTAGGCAGGTTCCCCCATAATTTATTATCTTCTTACAACAATTGTAAAATGTGCAGAATGTGTTCCTGTAGAACCACCGTCTGTTGCGATAGCGATATAATCGCCCTCATTTACATTATTTGCTGCAGTTGGTTCGCAAGTATCAATATCTCCTGCACCTGAACCAGAATGAGCAATTGTTATAGCTCCGTTTGTCATATTAGTAGTATTTACTTTAGCAGTACATACCGCATTACCACCTGAAAGAGCTCCACCTAGAACTGAAGTTATTTTAATAACTTTTCCAGCGTCAGGTACGGCTACTCTTACTGTTGAAGCAGTTGATACATTGTCTAAATGACATTCTAAAAAATAATCGTTTAATGTTCTCATTTTTTTTCTCCGTTTGTCGTTCCGTCTATAACCTTATTAAGACTTCAACATTGGGTTTATTGTTAGGGGGTGTATATCTAAACAAGGTTACACCCCCAACAATTTAGTATTATGAAGTAGTTAAATCAGTAACTAATCCACTTGCTTTTTCGTTTCTTGACTCAAGAGTGTATTCTGTAACCAAGAATCTTTGATCTCCGTCTGTAGTTTGACCTGGAGTAGTAAGTTTGAAATCTCTTAAAAAAGAAACTCCCCACATATCCATTTCAAGTACATAAGCGTCTTGACCTTTTTTGGCTGCAGTTCCGTTGTTGTTTCTAATAAATCTATTAGGTGCAACTTGCATAGTTCCAAAATCTGACTCATACACATCAATAGAAGTAATTAATCTTCTATCTTCTGCAGCGTCAAATCTAGTTGAACCACCTGTGAAGCCTGAAAGTTTTTGTTTGTTAAAAGCACCAACCATAATCATATTAGGGTTTCCGCCATTATCAAAACATTTCTTTAAAACGCTTTTTAATTGATCTTCAGTGAAAGCTCTCTGCGTACCATCTGTTCTTGCAGTTCCTGGTACATCAGCACTACTAACTTGACCATTAGCACCGCCTGCTCCAGCGTCAACATTAGCTTGAAGCCAAGTTGGTAAGCCAGATAATTTTCTTGCAGTTGATGCGTTTCCAGCAGTTCCAGTTACATTAGATAAAAGAGCTGTTTCCATATCTCTTTTTAATTCTTTTGCACCTTTAGCTACTTGGTAAGCTATTTCACTTGCTCTACCAGCTGAAGTTACGGCTTCGTTTGTGCCTGAAACTTGGATAGCTTTTGTAGAGATTTGAGTGTGGTTAGATACTTCCACAGATGGAACCATTGTTCCATAAGATATTGCAGCACCTTCAACCGCAGCATTAACTGCTGTTGGGGCTAGAGCATCTGTTTGCCATTTGTGTAAAGTATTTGTTGCTCTTGTTTTTGCAACGCCAGACATAAAAGGTGTTTCTGTTGGACTAATATTGTAAATAATGTCCGCTAGGTCTTCTCTTATACCTTTTGTTGTATATGTTTGATACATCGCCATGATATATTCTCCTTTAGGTTATTTATTAAATGTAACGCAAAAGTAAATCGGAAGCATCTTTAATTTTTCCACTTTTCTTGAGCGTTTTAATTTGATTCAACCTTGTTTGAGAATTGATTTCGTCTTTTGTAACTTTAACACCTGATTTAACAAATTTTGATGGCTTAACTTTCTTATTAACTAAAGTTGGTTTTAACTTTTTGTTATTTTGATAGCTCATAGCATCAACAATAATGTCAAATTGTCTTGAATCATAAATTGAATTAACTTCTTTATCGTTAAAGCCTTTAGTCAATAAATAATTCGTCATATTTGTTCTTAAATTATTCCCTTTAACAGGGTCGGACAATTCAGGATACTTTAAAGCAACCTTTTTTTGTTCTTCTTTAAGAACTTCTTGAAACTGTTGAGTTTGATGATCTCTAATTCGCTTTTGTGCTTGAGAAATAGTATCTCTACGCTTACGAATTTTACGATCTACTTTTGCAGCTTCAGTTGGATCCTCTTCCCATAAAGCGTCTAGCTCTTTGGAATTAATATCACTATTTATTTCAGCGTTCAAAGTCAACACAAGAGAATTTAAATCTTCTAACTTGGTTGAATACTGTTTTTCCAAACGATCTTTTGCAGATTGTGTTTCTCTTTTTTCAAGAGCTAACTCCTCTGTTTTTCGTCTGTAATCGGCATCCTTTTGATAACCTGCTTTTAATTCTTCAAGGTCAACATCAATTAATTCACCATTAACTTTAACTTGGTGTAAATCGGTTTCTTGTTCTTCAATAGCATCATTTTCTACTGGAGCTTCTTCTTCGTCAGAAACTTCTTGAACTTCTTCTTGATTGGTTTCTGGTTTTTGTTGAACTTCTTGATTATCTTCAGCTTCCGCTTCTGGTTCTTTTGGTTCAACTGGTGCTTCTTTATCTTGAGCTTTAATAGTTGCCGTTTTAGGGTCTAGTAATCCCTCAAGAGTTTTAGCTGCACCTTGTACTGAAACATTGTTCAGTAATGGGTTGTTGTCAGACATTAAGTCCTCCTATGGTTAAGCTGTCTTTATGACTTGGCTTATTTTAACTTGGTTTAGTTAAAATTTTGTTTTTACTTGTTGTTTGCGAAAATCTTCAAGCTGTTTTTCAGCTAATTTTCCTGTTTCAATAACAGTTTGTAGATGTTGTTCTACTTTGCCTACAACATTATAAGCAATCCAAAGTTTTTCCCTTGTATCGCTTTCTTTAGCACCTGTTTTTTCTAACAAGGCTTCAGAATAAAGTTTTTTAAGAGTGTCAATTGCCTCTACAAAAATTTTATTCTCTAATATTTGTTTCGCCTGATTGGATCGGCTGACTTCCGCTTCCCTCAGGGTTTGGTCGTTGGTTACCATTTAATCCTTTTAATTGCTCATCAAGTAAATTACCAGCTTTTTGAGCCTGTTCTAATATTTTGTTATTACCAGACATCATTAACTTATCTAAATCCGCATCGGCTTTAATTTTTGCCGTATCAAGTTGTGTATTATATTTTAAAGCCATTTCTTTTAGCTTCGCTTCAAAATCTAACATCATATCTTGTTGCTTTTGTTGTAATTCTCTATTTTGCAATTCTAATTCCGCCATTTTTCGTTTTTCTTCGGAAGAAATTCTTGTAAATTCTATTTTTTCTATTGGAGTTAAAGGCGGTGGTTGTGGCGGAGGCATTTGTTGTTTGCCAATATCTGGATTTACAAAGAAAGCGTCCACATTTTTTAATCCTGCGTTTTCTATAATCTTGGATAAAGTGTTATACATATTTTTTAGCGTAACCATTGGCATCTCTTTTCCGCCTTGTAGGTTGAACGCTTGTAATTGTCTTTCCAAAATACTATTAAGCATAATAACTTGTTGTTCTTTAGAACCTGTTCCTAATCCAACAACAACATTTATATTAAATTTGTCTTTCCATTCGGTAGGTTTAATAGGAATATAATTATTATTAAGTTCTATAATTTGTTCTTTGTCTTGATACTTAACCATTAGTTCAAAAATTTTATTAAATAAATCTTTAACTCCTGTTTCCGCAAATATTCTAGCAATTAATTCGGAACGCATTTGTGTTTGTGTCATTAACGCATTTACACCTGTTGCTGTTTTAGAATTTAAAGCGTTAGCGTCTAAACCTTGTGCGGATTTTGTAATTCCAGTTCTAGCTTCTCTAACGGTGTCTAAATAACTTAATAATGGGAACGCTTGTTGTGAAATTGGTTGTGCTTGAAGCGGTTGCATAACTTGATTAGGCGGTTGTTTTGTTCTAACGACACCACCTGGTCTTGTTGTAAGTAAGTCGTCCATATTGACCATTCCGTCCATAACGGCAACTCTATTATTATTAGTTAAATACATATTATCTAAAAGTTGACGCATAACAGTAGATTTCATTAATTGTATATCTTCAACTAATTCGGAAATACTTCTTCCGTAAAATCTATGGGGCATTGGTATTGGTGTAACAGTTACAAACGGTGCGGAGTCGCATGGCATATTTTCTAATATGTGGCTTCCGTCTCCAGCACAGATTACTTTTCTTAATTCGGCAATTCCATCTCCATCATAATCAAATCTAATATAAGATTCATATACTAAAACTTTTTCGGTAGATTTATCGGTAGGTTCGTCTTGGAAGTAACCATCAATATTTCTATCTCTAGCTTCTTCTTCCATTGTAAAATTTTCATCTTCATTTCTTGGAAGTTCCATAACTTCATCATAATCAAATCCCATTTCAATTAATTGTGATCTAGTTAGATAAACTTTATGTGCTACAAAATTTGCGTCTTGAATTGTTTTAGCCGATCTATCTATTAAAAATTCTTCAGGCGGTACGCTTTCTATTTTTACTTTGCCAGACTTTCTAATTCTTTTAATCTTGCAATTATATAAAACAGGTTTTGGAAATTTTATTTCGGAAATATCAACGCCTTGCATTTCGGCTTGTTGCTTGGCTACTTCTTGTTGTTCTTTAACAACTTCGTCAACTATTTCTTCTTCTTCAACTAATTCAATTTCATCTTTAGTATCTTCTAAAGCATCTTTTTCCGCTGGAGTTAAATTTTTATAAGTTTCATGTTCAACGCTTTCGTTTTCATCCCAATAAATTTTTAAAAAACCATTCTTTTCAATTAATGCGTCTTTAAAAAAATTATATAAAAGCGTAAAGCCATCGTTTTGTTTGTAGAATACATGATTTAAATATGCCGTAGCTTGTTCGCTTAATGGAACATCTTCCGCTGTAACAGGATCGCAACGAACCACTTTATCGGAAGCGGTAAAAACTCTTAAAAGGTTCGGCAAGATACTTTCAATCGTATCGGAAACATCGGTACTTACTACTTGGCTTCTTCCGTCTATTTCCGTTCCAAGTTTATCGCCTAAATAATATTCAATAGATTTTCTTCTTGACTCCGATAATTCGCCACCTAAATAACCTATGCTATTTCTAACTTGGTTAGTTAAGATTGCTTTTAATTCTATATCGGAAAGTTCTTTATTTTTTTTTGCCATATTAAACTATGTAGCTTGTATCTACCTTTATTGGTTTTTTCCAGTCGCTTCTATCTATTGGTTCGGTAACTGCACCATACCTTATCGAATCGCAAAAATGTGATGCCCAGTTGTGTAAGGGTTTATTACGAAAACAATTATTTTTTTCATCCCATCGCTTACAATAGCTTTTTAACGCTTCTATAAGTTTTTTGCAATTACTTTTATGAAAATAACAATTAGGCAACATTCTTCTTACTTGCTCTATTCCATCTTCTACACCAAGTTTTGGTGCGATTTCAAATTCCATCCCCATCTCTTTGGCGGACTCCCATCTTGATTTATTCGTTCCTATTTCTCTAACCCTTATATCATGGGGGGCGATATGTTTATCGTAGGTATAAGGTTTATCGTCAATTACATTAAAATAGTGTTCTAATCCCTCACTAGAATTTTCGTAGCAATCAATTATCCTAATTTCGCCATTTGGTCGCCTTTGTGCAAAAGTTATAACGGTGCTATCATTCATCCCTAAATCCCACCAAGTTTCTACTGGGATAGATAAGTCTATTTCAAAATCGGTTATCTTTTTATTCTTATCTAATTCTTCAACTATACCGCCATAATAAGAACCGCTAATTCCAGCTTGGAATGAACATTCAAATTCTTGATCGTAACTTTCAGGCGACATGGATAGCTTGGCAGCGTCTAGTTCGTCTTTGGGTATTATCTTTGTTTGACTAGCTTTAAAAACACAAGTGAACCAATCTTTTTGTGTTTTAGACTTTTCATGTAAATCAAAAAACCAATTCCGACCCATCGGTGTGCCGATAAAAATTGCAAAGCCTTTTCGGTCTGATAAGCAAGGGCGTAAAATTGTGTCAAATAAATCTGGACTAATATTTTGGGTTTCATCTACGATAACTCCGTCAAAGTATTGTCCTCTTATGGCACTACTATTTTCAGCTCCTATTATTTGAATACGGCTATTATTGACGGAGAAATCTACCCTTAATTCTGATTCATTCCATTTAACACCTGGAATTGTGGCGGAAAATTGTTTCATGTAATCCCAAGCTGTGCTTTTCCCTTGCAATCTATAAGGCGATATAAAGGCATATCTTGGATATAGATTTTTATTTGTTAGGGCAGCTTTAATTAAATGGTTTATTGCAAACACAGTTTTACCGCCTCTTCTATGAACGATAATAACATTAAATCGGTTCACATCACATTTTTTGTGCAAAAATTTTTGTATTTCTCTAGGATTGTATGGAATAACGATTTGTTTCATATTAAAACAAAACCCCCCTCTTTAGAATCTTTCTAATGTAAAGTAAAATTTTGTTGGCTATCATAAACTTTGGGTTCTTCTACAAATTGGTCTTGCAAAAACTTTGAAAAATCTATTGCTTCGTCATTGTCGGAAAAACCTTGAAAATGAGAAATTACAATTGGTTCGCCTGTTTCTTTATCCTTAATTATAAAAATTATTGTTTTCAATATAAGATCATCCATTTTATTTGTTTATACCATCCATTCATTTTTACCAAGACGACATTCGCAAAATTGGGTATCGGCTCTAAAAAACCCCCTTGAATCTGTCGTTCAAAGCAAAAAAGCCTTATTTTTTAGTAACGATAACTTATGGATTATCAATAGTAATACTTCCGATAATTCAGCGTTATCAAACCTTTTGCATTTGTTCTTCTTTTGTTCTTTTTTTGCTCACATATAACTAATTATCTTTTTATGTGTTAAAAATGCCACAAACCTAATAAAACCAATACTTTTAGTGTTGTAAATATATCACAAAGCATAAATATTGTGATATTTTTGCAACATTATGACTGCCAACTAATGTTAATTGGTGCTTTATCGTCACCTTTTAATGTTATTTCTGCAGCTTTTCCATACTTTTTAGAACTTATTTTAGATGCAGACCATTGTGAACTAGCTACAATAATTTTATAAAGATTAACTAAATTCTGCCCTGCCTTTCCATCTATTTCGCCTGATTCTATTTTAGCTTCTAATTCTAATCGTTTATCTTTTAAGTTACTTAATTCTAAATCTATCGCTAGTTCTTTTGCCTTTTGGTATCTATCCATCAATTCATTTGAACTAACTAATTCTTTTCGGAAACTAGCCCAAGTATAATCAATTTCTTCTTTTTCAAATACTTGCCGAATCGTTAGACCATCGGCAATAAGCTCTAAAATTCTTTCGGCTAATCTTGGGTTTAGTTTTCTTTTTCGTCCTGCCATAATTTTTAATCCTTTAGGGGTGGAGGCGGTTATAGAAAGAAAGGGAAAAAGACCGCCTCACACCAAGTGTACACTAATAAAAACTAGCTAAAAGGGTTTCGCTAGTAGTTAAAATATTTATCATACTAAATATAGTATTACCAATCAAAAATCGTTTTAGGCTTACGAAATGTTCTAGTATCGTTTGTAATGGGATTCTTCTTAATAACGCCTTTTTCTAGTAGCTTATCTATAAATAATTCTACGGAAAAAGAACCCCAGCATTCCCTTTCCCAAATCCACACCATTTGATTTACGGACAATAATCCGTTTTGAAATTCATTATTTAATTGAATTATAATTTCTAGCTTTTCTTCTTTAGTGTAATCGTTGAACTTTCTATGCTGTAATGGTTTTCCTTTATAAGTATAGGCAAGGGGGGTTATAGTCGAATCATTGGACATTTAAGTTAT